GTAGTAATCAAAGTCTAGCCCGTTAGGTACAATTACAGGAACACGAGCTATTCCCGCATTACTAGACACATCTACCAAGTGTTTATGAATTACTCCATATCCTTGTATTTCTTCATATAAGGACGTACCAAAATTTTCTATCCCAAAGATAATGTCTTTTTCGTGATGAGCTACTGCAATGATTTTATTCCTAGGTATATGGTAAGATAAAAGACTAGATAGCACACTAGGAATAGTAACAACAGCATCAAATTTACACATCATATACGCAAACTCTTGATGTGTATAACTTTTACGCCAATCCAATATATGTGCGTATATATTGTACTTTGCAAGCCTTCTGGTCAACGCATTGTAAATTTGCCCAAACGCCCAATCGTTTTCAAAGAAAAACAAGATCTTTTTCATATTAACAGAGATTACATTCTTACCCCATAGTAAGGCCGACCCCACCAAATAATCCAGCTTATAAGATACTTATTTATACCTCTTTAGTTAGTTGTTTTACTTTTGGCTTTTTATTACGTCTACGCTTTACTGGAAGTTTCTTTTCAACCTGCTTGAACTTTTGCTGCATTGATTTGAACAACTCCCACTGCCACCAACTCAACCAGAACAGTGTAATAGCTATTCCACAATTTAGTATGATTTCTGTAGGAGGCGGATCAGATAGAGTTATAGCATTACTTATAGCTCCACAAGTCATAATACTTAAACCTGCTTTGGCCAGCCATGCTTTGATTCTATTGTCCCAGATCTCGTTGTCTGGATCTCCAAATATATGAATGAGTAACCCCAAAGCTGATATGGCTGTGGTGCAGTTAGCAATTGCGTTAATGGCTACTAGTTGTGGGGAAATCATGTTGTTCTCTTTTTTTGAATTCTTTTTGGTTTGACGGGCACAACTTCAGGCGGTATTTCGTCAGGAAGTATCTTGCGACTAAAATACTCTATACCTTTTAAACCAAGAAAGCCAAGCAGGAATGCTATGCCGTAGTGATAGCGCGAATCGTCGAGCTTTGTTACAGTGACTACAATAGGTGTGATATAGTTTGCACTAGCTGCCCCTCCAACAAGACTGCTAATCGTGCGAGTAAGGTTCATAGCACTACCTTTACTCGTAAGCAGTATAGCACCGAACAACCCACTAACCAGTAGGCCCACGTCGATGCCAAACTCTTTCAGCGTGTTGTTGTCCATGGATAATATTATACTTTATTCTATGGATCTCTGATAGCTAAAAAAAATGCGCAGGGATGGGGATTGAACCCACCTGCGCATGACTAACTGATTGAACCTGACAGTGCCAGCTTCCGGCCTGCCTCCAGCGCGATTAGCGCTAGAAACTTGCCTCTTTCACCCAGACACATAGGTTCTTCCCAACCTCCGGCGCACAGCTCCTTAGCCGTGATGGTGGAGTAGCCGTTGACTGCGAACGGCTCATTGTCTCTGAATATCAGAGACACGCAGCCCCCTTTGAATGGGTGGCCGAACACCAAAGTGTCCAGGCCGGCTCCTTTCCACCACTTCCACTCCCAGGAGAGGTATGAGCATTTTTTATTCATCAAATCTCTCCAGTATTCAGTGTTTGTCATCATAACCGAAAAGCGGTATTTCACCGAGTCCTTATTGTTTGGCAGGAATCTCCAGAATCGTCGTCGGCTAATAAACCTCGGATTCAAAGTATTATACCATGTACCTACCTATTTATACCCTGGGGGGTACTAGATCCCTGGCAAGGGAGGTTGTACATTATATGCGCTAGGTGGATGAATAATCTTGGGCACCGCTTCAGCACCCATATCAAGCATGCGTCTTAATTCATCTTTACTTTTTTTAGCTGCCAGATTCCTTGCTCGTACTCTTGCCCCGGCCTTACCTGCACTACTCAACGTAGATTTATCGTTATTGCGTATAGCTCTTCTTAACCAATCTGGCATACCTGCCTCTTTCTCCATCTTTCCTCCGGTATAGTGATTAGCCAAACGCTCAGCTTCCTTTTGGTCTACTTTGATACCTGCGCTCTGAAAAGCTTTTATAATCTTACTGGCCTTGGCATAGTTGCTGCCTCCCTCCATGTGCTTTGGATGATATGTACCGCCCTTTTCTTTAAACATATCTTTCCACACTTTTTCTCTATCATGAAATTTACTAAGATCAGCAAATACCGGATGATTCAATCCTGTAGCTTGGGCGAGCAGCATCTGAGCAGCATATGAGGTATCGCCAATCTCTTCTTTAAAGTTAGCCATATCTCTGTTCTTTACAGCATCTACCAGCTCTTTAGCTTCACCAGTTAAATAAGAAAATGGATAATGCCTACCGTTGGTTACATCTCTGTGCAGGTCTTTGCTTTTATACCATTTGTATTCTGCCTCTTTTTTAGCTACCGGCTCACAGCTATCCTCACTATATGGCTTTTTACCTTTAACAGGCTTATAGCCTTCCCAGCATCTGCCTTTAGCTTCTTTGCTTACATTCCCAGCTTTAGCTAGCTCAGCCTTTTTTTGCAATAAGCCCTGCAACCGTTTAATCAAAGGCTCTATCTCATGTTCTGTGTGGTTGTAATGAATTACACCAGGGAGCTTTCTGAACTTCTCTATACCAGGCTCCCAAAAGTCAGCAACGTACTTTGCTTTTATTCTTTTAGTATCCATTTCTTCAGGAGAAAAAGTTATTCCGTTCTTTGATGCTTTATCTACGGATCTTTGAATTCTTTGCAATATAGATTGATCTCTATCTCCTCCAACTACTATATGCGCTTTAAATTTAGCCAGCTCTTCAGGACTCAAGTGACCTAGTTGAGTGCCTTCAATTATTCCAGCTTCAGGAGCATTTTTAAGAGTATCTTTTGTTGCTCTATGTACCAGCTCCGTGAAATACGAGTGTTCTTTTGTTCCTGGGGTCAGTGTTTCTTTCCAACGCTTGTCGTCTCCTCTGATGTAATTATCCCATCCTCTATGCGCATCTACTCTACGTACAGGTACGTTTAATTTCTCAGCTAATTGTCTACTAAGCGTAGTTTTCCCTGAGCCGCTGTGTCCTGTAATAAGAATAGTTTGACTTGGATCAGCTGCAGCTTTCTTCTCAACAGGACAACACAGATCACCTTTCATCTCATAGCCTTTGGGTATACTGTAATCCATATCCTTTAAGAACTCACCACTGAAGGCATCACCTTTATCTACGGCTTTAACCACAGCCTTAGGTATTCCTGCAATCTTTTCTATATAGCTATACTGGTCATGTACCTCACTTGTCTTTTCTAGTTTACCATACTCACTAATATCTAAAATAAAGCCTAGTTTGCCTAGCAGCTCAACATCGTCACCGTTCACGTATTCATTACCGTCACAGTCAAATACTCCAGTGCTTCTGCATGAACCTACCTTAGGTAGAGCTAATCCTGGAATAATGGGAGCTGGTTGCGCTGGTTGAATTGGAGTTGCTTGTTGATCTAATCCTGGAATAGTTCCTACTGGTCCACGACTCTTTAAAAAATTCTGTCTTTGTTTTAGTACCTTAGCATTATTTACCAGAGCATCCTGATGAGCTAGCGCACCAGTAGTACCAAGATCTACACCTTTTAAAATTGCCGCAGCAGGAAGCCCAATACCTGTAATCGCTGCATAATCTGCCATCATACCTGCTGTAGTTCCAACAGCTTGAACAACAGCTTCACCTTTCTGCCCAGCTCTCCAACGTTGCGTAGCATCATCAAGTCCATATGCTTTACTTGGAGCTCCAGCTAGAGCACCTAATAAAGGTTTATTAACTGAGTTAGGAAGAAACCCTACACCTATCCTTTTGGCCGCACTACCAATACCTTCACTACCCATAGCTTTTGCTGCAGCCATTGCTGGGTTAACTTCTGCGGTGGGGGCATTATTTAAAGCATTAGCTGACTTGCGTATTACCTTTGGAATTCTAGACATTGTTGCTGGCTTGTTGGGTTGCAGTGCTGGTCTACCCATATTAACACTTGAAGCTTTTCCTGGATTAGCCATAGCGCTACTCTCTAGCTCTATGGGAGCTGGAGACTTTGGTGCTCCTTCAGTCAACGTGGTAGTTAATGGTTTGTTCTCAACAGCGCTATTTACGCCTGGAACTTTACCTAGTGTGCTCTCCATAGACACTCCTGGAGGTTTGACCAAATCCTGCATTATTGCAGCTGTTTTTTCTTTTTTCTGTACACTAGCCTTTTTAAAATACAGATTTTGGACAAATTGTGCTAGATTGAGCGAAGAAACACTAGCTGTTTTAGCTTTATTACCTGTTAACGTATCCTTCAATACCTTCATCATGTCCAACCCTTCATGATGTACGGTAGCATGAGCCATAGCGCGATTAGCCAGATCCTTTAATTCATTTTCTGCTTTACCTGCAAAATAAGGATCAGCAACCATATCTACCTCTATCTTATTACGCATGTTCTTTAATGTTTTATTAACATTGTGATTCTTCAGTAATGCACCACCAGGAACACCAGCAGTTGCCCCTAGTCCTAGCCCCACTGCAGCCGGAGCAGCTACTCCTGTTATATATGCTCTAGCTTTTTCCAAGGGACTCAATTCATCAAACTCACCACTGTTCTGTCTTTTGATTGTATCTATCAAACCTATTGTTCCACCAGCTGTGCTTCCTGTTAAGCCTCCAGTAATAGCTCCATATCTCTTATATCCTTTGAACTTGTCTTTGAGGATTTCTTTAAGTCTTTGTTCGAATGCGTGGTTGGCTTGCTTCATAAACGTATAGCCTATTATATGTGACTTTGCTTTCTTCTGATAGCTAAAAAAAGAGCTCTAAATACCTTTCGGTAGATAGAGCTCTATAAGAAGAAAAGCGTTAACTATTTCTTCTTTGCTGCTGCAGAAGCCAACTTGGCCTCCACTTCAGACAGCTCATTTTTTGGAGCTGCTGTTGTGGTAGATAGTAGCTCCATAAGAGCCGCCATCTGCAGTTCTTCCTTAGTAGGAGTTGGCGCTACTGGTGCTGGTGCAGGAGTTGGTTCCTGCACTTTACTACCCATTAGACTAGCGATTAGGCTAGCTAATAATCCCTCTTTCGAAGGTTCTGGTGTTGGGGTAGGTGCTACTGGTGCTGGTGCTGGTGCTGGAACAGGAGGAATATTTGCAGCCGTAATGGCCGCAATCAATGCCTGCTGCTGCGCTGCCATCTGCTCCATAAGGAGCTCAACTTGTGACTTGGGCTCTGGAGCTTTTGGCTTCAGCGCCTCAATTAACTCCTGCATTTCCGACTTCTGCTTCACCGATTCCAGCCCCGCCGTAGCGGATTTGGAGAATCTTTGGTGAATATACTCAGCTCCCTTGTAGCCGGCGTATGCCGACCCACCAACTAGCAAGCCAGCGGTGATAGGGTTGAGTACTGTTGCAGTCGCTGCGGTTGTTGTAGGTTCCATTTTATTTGGTTCTTTTGGGTTAACTAACTTTGAACGGAAACGGAATGTTTCTATTCAAAAGATTATACCACAAAAATGCTCTATTTTACATAGGGGTGTCCAATAGCTAAAAAAAGCCAGGACATCCTCGTTAGAGGAGCCTGGCATTGAAAAACAAAGAGATTAATCTTTGTCTTGTTCTTTTGACCTTTTCCACTCATTCCTCCAACAATAGAGGATGAACGCGATCAATAATATGTTTACGATGTTTTCAATCATATACTAGCTAAAAAGATGGTTTTCACAGACCCATCAACTGCCCATCTGATGTTCGCCAGTGGGAGCGTTTTAGGGGGAAATTAAGAAGCAGCAGGTTTGTCCTGCATATTCTTTACTAGCTCCTTCAGATCGGCGACCTCCCTTGCCAGGGAAGATGCCTTATCCTCGTCGGAACTTCCGAGTAGGATGATTAACTCTTTGGCTCCTTTTAGGAGAATGAGCGCTGCGCCCATCCCAATAAGGATGCCGTTAACTACACGTTTGAGTTTATTCAACATGGTTGGTTTTGTTTAGGGTTAGTGAAAGAAACGGTTGTTTCTATTCAAATGATTATACCAAATAATAGCCATTATATAGCTGGGGGGCTAAGGGCTAAAAAAAGAAAGCGGTGGAGACCCTAATGAGGAATCTCCACCGCCAACCTTTATACCAACCGAGGATTACGCGGTTTGTATTTTCTTCACCAGCAGGGCGCATCCTTTTCCTAGGAGTGCCCCGAAGGCAAATGGGAGCACAAGGGCTCCCATTACGAATACAAACACAGCTTTCAGATTGGTTAGAACTTTGTTGTTCATGGTATGGTTTGGTTTAGGTTAACTGAATGAATCTAAAAGCGTAATGCCTCTGATTCAAATTACTATACCACAATACTGCTCGATTATCTTAGAGGGGTGGGGTATTTAACCAATAGCTAAAAAAAGAGTTCCAAGACCCTTGCGGATCCGGGAACTCTTTTAGATTACACAGTCTTTAGACTATGCAACCTGCACAACCTTTTCTACAGCTTTCTGAAAGTTACTGAGTCCTTCTTTTGCGAGGGACTCAGGCGTTTCTTCCTCTGTAGGGATGGCAGCGATGATCTCACCGGCCTTACGGCCGATGATACCACCAACGATCCAGGCAACGATATACGACCCCACAATGATCAGAACACTCAAGATAGCTTTCAAAGCTTTCTTAAGGTTTGATTCACGGCGTTTGAACGGATTTTTAATCTTCATTTTATTAGGTTTGGTTTAGGTTACTGAATGAATCTAAAAGCGTAATGCCTCTGATTCAAATTACTATACCACACATCTATTGATTTATGTGCCAGGGGTAGGGGTGGGGGTACCCCTAAGGGCTAAAAAAAAGAGCGACAGTAATAGGTACTGCCCAATGCGCTCTTTTTGACTAGTCGTAGTTATCAACCACCAGGAAGGCTAGGCCTTCCTGGGTGGCCAATGCCGCCTCCGCCGCAGACTGCGACATGCGGGCGACCCACGCAACCCCGTCCGGGCCCACCCTTTCGAGGTGGAGCCCGATGGAGCTTTGGTAGACGTAGTACTTTTTACCGAGGGGGCGGCCCCTGTGGTGATAAGTATCGCCTACCTTTCTGACGACCATCGTTTCTCTGGCTGGTTGCATAACAATATAACTAAAACTATCAACAGTTACTGGCTGCTGATTCAAATTACTATACCAGTATATCATACGGTTAATACCCGGGGGGTACCCCCAAAGGCTAAAAAAAGCAGTATCAGGGATTGAACCCGATACTGCTCAAGACTACCCTGCTCAGGCTATCTATCTGTATTCCTTTCGGTCTACTTCCCGCTCAAGGTCAGCGAGGACCTCGAGCAGAACGCGGATCTCGTTAAAGGACCCCTCACCACTTACCCAACTTGGGCGGGTGATTGTATGACTTATTATACCATTAGTAAATACTATTTCTGATTTTTTGACTTGTTTGTCCTTGTAGAGCTCTTCTATCCACTGAATTGCACTAGCAATTGATGGATATCGGAGCTCCGATGTGTAATCAGTGCCATAGTATTCCTTTTTGATCGATACTGTGAACTTCATTTTTTTGGTTTGGTTTAGGTTACTGAATGAATCTAAAAGCGTAATGCCTCTGATTCAAATTACTATACCACAATACCAGCATCTTATTTGTGGGGGGCTTATAGCTAAAAAAAAGAAGCCACCCAACCTATCTCTAGGTGAGTGGCTTCTTTCTGTATTGAGGCTAGCTTATTTAGAAGCAATCTCTTTTTTGGCTACCTTACCACAATAGGTACATCGCACCACACCATCATGGCTTGGTAACATGACTCCTTGATGGCATATTCGACAATGAATGTATTCACTGTCCCAGTTTGTTTCTATCACAGGTGTCGGCTGTTCTGCAACCGGACACAGCTTAAGCTGCTCCCTGGAGATTTCTTTTTTTGGCTCTTGAGCTACTAATACAGCTAGAGCCATGATTAATAGCATTACACTGACGTTGTTGATTGTTCGCATAATCTGTACATTATTCTATTTCCTTCTTGTCTACCCACCAATACTCCATTCTTGCATTTGTAATAGAGATTGGTTGCCGCGCTGTAGCCGATGTTTGCTATCTCCGCGATTTTTCGCTGGATATCAGTTACGCAGGCTTCCCCGCCCAGCAAGATCACAGCTTGTTTCAATATCTCTTCTGGATTGTAGATTGGCTCTACTCTGCCATGAGGCCTAATCACTATAGTGCTTCTAGGTTTAGCTACCTGCACCTCTTGTTCAACAGGCTCAGGTTTCTTATTCTCAAGCATGTCTTGTACACTTTCGGTGTACTTTAACAGCTTCTCGACCGCAGCAAACTTAGCTGCAACCTCAAGCTTAGCTGCTCGAGCCTTGACCTCAGCTTCTTCAAATATACCTAGGTCATCACTCAATCTATTGAGCAATGCTTTCAGGCTATCTGTTTGGCTGCGTAGATCGATATCAATATCTACGCTTCGTTCTTCCTTAGAAATTCTAAGGACATCGAATATGCTTTTTTCTTTCATATTACAATATAACCAAATACCCCGTAGGTTGTGGGGCTGCCCTTGCGCTTGTATGTGTAGGTGGGCATGAGCCTACGCAGACATTTGTTTGTGTTGAGCTTTATGTGCTGCTCAAGTAATCGTTCTGTATGGATAGTATTACCAGCAACCGTGTTGGCAGTACTCTCATAGGTCTGCTGAGTCACATTTCCAAATAAACATCGTATGGCGTGTACTTGAAAAGTCATAAACAGCAGACTACCTGAATCAAAGAGTTGCTTAACACACTCTTTGATTCCTTCCAGATTCTTGTCTGAAAGACCTCCCGTCATGTCAAACCAGACAGCATGAGCTCCTGGAGTGCCGTGCTTTAGCAAACCATCAAATACGTCATCTTTATAGTGCGTCCATATATTACGCCCATGTCTTGCTGGTATTTTGGTTTCCCAACCGTACAAGTCTTTGTCAAACGTGAGAAACTGTAGGTGGGGTCTGTGCGCACGTAAAAATTGTAATTGTGCGATATATTCAAGCAGTTCTGTTTCCTGTATGCCTGACTGGGCAGGCATGGTGGTTATCGTTACGCTGATATCCACTCTATCAAAGTAGTGTTTTATCCAAGGCATAAAAAAGGCGTTAATCCTTTTATGGGACTCACGCTTCTCTGTGCTTTGGACGACCATTTCGTGGTTATCCATAAATTTTAAATTGGTGCACCTGGTTGGATTCGAACCAACGACCGACGGATTAGAAATCCGTTGCTCTATCCGACTGAGCTACAGGTGCATTGCTTTGGTTTAAACTCCCTTATATGCTACAAGGTAGTTCGTCTTTAATAGAGCCATTACAGCTGCATAAGTTTCAACCAATCTGAGTGGTTCTCCAACCGCCATATGTACCACAGGCCCAGCAGACTCGTCAACTATTCTGACGATATGTGCGGAGTTGATGGTTATTTTTGCGGTGGGAAAGCCGCTCCGGTGCATGTCCTTGATTTCTAAATTTAAGAACATATTACTCCTTTCTCCAGAGCTCAGCCCCTTGAAGCATGATAGCTGCACTAGCAGCGCCCAGCGCGACAAAGAGTATCGATTCCCAAAAGTTGGACCCCACGTATTTAATGGCGAGCCCGTCAACTATCACCAACAACCAACACATGATTGTTTGTATCTTACTGATTTGATCTTCGGTTTTCATTAGTTGAGACATTCGACGAATTTTAAGTCTTTTAAACTAATAATACTGTTCCCTACCTCTTCACCATCTGCGTCAATGCTCCACCAGAATCTGATATCGATGTGTTCACCAGCGTTTATGATGTTTTCCTCGGCGTCATCTTCATCATATAGATGTAGTGATACGTCGGTGATTTCAAACTCTAGCACACTCAAGTCTTTGGTTTCTTCCCTCTCATATCCAGGAACCCTGTGGATAGATACTTTCTTTCCTGTATACGTAGCCTTCAACCAATCTAGTAATTGGTTGAAGGTATTTTGAAGTCTAGCTTGGCAGTCTTCTGCAAACTGTACACTAACATCTTCTACAGCCAGCCTAGCCGCAACTACTATACTGTCCTCTGCTTCTTTGGCAAAGGCAAACGCCTCTGCCTTATTTTCAAACGTGGACAACACTACGTTTTTTTTGATTACTTGATACATGGTTTTTTAGGGTTAAGTTGCGAAAGCTAGTTGTAGCTCCCTCAATATATTATACCAAAAATAACCCTAAAAATATCACCTAGATTCTTTCGTGTTTTGTTGAACGCACAAACACATAACCTTTGTGCAACTCACTAAATTCTACTGTGTACACCTTTGAATCATTTCTTTCAACAACAGCTCCAGCAAATATTCCTCCTTTAGCTAGAGCAAACCCAAATCCTGTGTTGGGTACATTAGTTATCGTGCCATATATTTTGAAATGTTCATCAGTTTCTTCGATCTGCGTTACCTGTCCTTGATAGCAAAAACCGTCAGTTCGATAGATCTTTATCATTGAGCCTATCGGCGTGTTAATGATCTGTGCCGGAGATAATACACCAGTGGTGCTGGTGAGATAGCTTTCTAATCCAAGCTTTAATCCATAGCCAGGCACCACCGATTTTGATTTATCGGTGGTGGCCCCAGCAAACAGTAAACTTGAAGCAAATAATGAAGCTAGAAGTGTGCTATAAATTTTCATGTTACTTACTGTAGCAATACAAGATTTCTTTAATACCTTCATTACCGATCACAAAGCAGCTTTGCCGGGCTTGATTATTCATTCCCATAGCTTCAGAGTGTTTGTCACCACGAACGGCTGTGCTGAGCATGTAATGCTCGAATTCGGCATACTCACGCATTTCAAGATGATGTTGATCTGCAGTAAGAAGAACTTTTTGATTAACGCCGATGAGTTCTTCAGGTTTAGACAAGAACAAGTTTGTGATATAGCTTTCACGAGCCTTACCAGCAGCAGGAAGACGACCCTTGTATTCAGCACTGTAGCCATGCGAGATAATAAACAAGCATTTGTTTACTTTGAACAAGCCGTGGTCTGTTTGGAAGTTATCAAATGAGATTCTTGGCTCAGATCTGAAGTAAGCGCTGATGGCCTTGAACAATACATAGTCACCAAAATCGTTGTGGTTACCTTTAACGCTCTTCACATCGACTCTAGGAAACAATGAGAGCATGTCTGAGATGAAACGTACGATGCTATCAAAAGCAAAGTTGAACTGTTCTTCTTTGATACAGTCGTGTACGAGCATTGTGCCCTTTGTTGTAAAACCTGCACCTGTGGTATGCAAGATGTCACCTAGTGAAGCTAGTAAGCAAGAGTCAAAGGTATAGCACCTTTCCTCTACAAGGTCTTTAATGTTTTCACTATAGGTTTGGAGACATTCAACAGCTTCTTCAGTGCTATAGCCTTTACCTCTGTAAGACTCACGAGCATTAGTCTTAGCGCCGAAGTGAATGTCAGATAGGCCTACAAGCAAAGTCTTACCTGAGGATTTGCTTTTAGCTGGTCCAGAATACCTGATTGGTAAATATACCGGAGGTTCCCAGTTGTTGAGAAACTCTGTGAAGGGGTCATACACACCCACCTGCATCTTGAACCACTTGTCTGCTGCATCTTGCGTTTGTTCCCAGCTACGTTTCTGGAACTGCTGATATAGCTGAAACTTCTTTTTTTGCAGTAGATCTTCAGTAATCTCATCTACATCACGCTCAAGAAGTTCTTCGTTTGTAATGGGTTCTGAGTCGTGAGTAATACCCAGGATGTCTTTTAGCTCGTTAAAATAGTTGCGCGGGATTTTATAGTTTCGGCAGATCTCGTTGATGCTGTGTTCTTTACCGTACCAGTTGGAATAGTTTTCTACAAGACTGCGGACAATGTCACCACTTAGTACGATGTTACCATTGGCTGCTTTTAGGTAGATGACGTACTTATCTGTTTCTTTGTTGTATACATATTTTTCTGTAAACTTCAGGTCACTCTTCCATTCAGCTTTACCCAGAACATTATCGTTTAGCACATCTCTGTGTAAGGGTTGTTCAGTCTGTTCTCCTCTAAGCTCTGCTTTAAAATCTTCAATCTCTCTATCTGAGTATCCGTGCTTTTTAAGAAAAGGTGCAATGCCTTTTTTCTGCTGCTTTAGTTTTACACAATGCTGAATTAAGTGTGATCTAGTCATTTTTTTAAGTTTACAAACACCGAATATTTTTTAACTTTTGGTGTAAGTATTTGATTGATATGCTGTTGTTGTTTGTACTAACCCCGTACAATTTCTAGCAAGAGCTTTAAATTGTACGGTTGAAAGACCTTTCTTTCATGTAAGATAAGACACACACACTAATTTTAATAGCTTTTTTTAATAAAATTTTGCACAAATACTTAGACTGGTGGAAACTCGACAACAGGAGAGTTTGCAGTTATACTATATACCCGAGCTGGCGAGAGTCTTTCCATGTCTGTTAAATCAACCACAAGTTTTTTAGTCTCATACACGAGCGAGTCAAACACGCTCTGTAGCTGCTCTGGGGTTCTGCAAACTAGCTCCACTTTGTTGGTTCTAAAATACGACGAACCTTCAGCAGGAGCATCCTCAGGAAAGTCCTCTAGCTGGGTTGGAGTACATATGGCTGCAAAAGTATCATCAAAGGTACCAGCCGCAAAGTTTCTAATTCTTTGGGTTACAAAAATCTTACTTGGCATATCAACAGCATTCACGGTTTCTACTACAAGTTTGAGTGAGGATATGTCCGGTACATAGACTGTGCTGCGTTTTGATAGTTGGATGCTTTTTGCCATATACTACTAATAAATTAAATGCTTGTTGCTATACAGTACTATACAGTAAACTTCCGGCAGCACAAAATCAACAAAATTATGACAAACAACGACACAGGCATATACAGAACAGGCGACCTTGTAATAGGTAGCGGAGATCCAGGCAAGTCAGTCTACTCTCCATCAGGAGCAAAATTGATTTCTGACGGTGTTGCCATCTATGGTAACGAGCGAGACCTTAAAGCTCAATCTGAAGAGTTAACCAGAGCAGCGATGCGCAATGGCGGTATTCCACTAGATGCAAGCGCGCAATACGCAAAAAGCAAAAAAACAAGTAAAAAACGTACACAATACAGTGACACTAAAAACATAACAATAGGCCAATCTATGTTTCAACTTGATGATGAGCAGAAAACGTCCGTGCCTCCCGTTGAAGAAAAATTGCAGATGATACAGTTTGAAAATGACTTTGGTAAGATGAAAGCCAAAGTCGTTCATGTTATAGAGCAAGAGCTAGCCTTCATGCTAATTTTCAAAGATGAAGAATCTATGGTGTTTGAGCCTAAGGTCGGAGAGAGCTTAACATTACATACACCTAATAAGCGTAGAGTCGATGTCTATTACCCTGGAGTCACTTTTGACTCGCCAGACGACAGTAAGAAATTTATGATTCTATTTAAACTCCCTGAGGAAGAACAAGAATAATTTATGGAAAAAAATGCTATGCTGACAAACGAGTCACAAAGTGACTTTAATACAAAGAAAGCGGAGTTTTATGACGAAGATGGGTTCTTGGTTGCAGACGAACAAAACAAACACAAGCTAAAAAACCCAAAGCCTGTAATCTCCAATAAGGAAGAACAATAATAAATATGCTAACACCAGACGACCCACAAAGTTTTTTTAAAGTAGGTGATAGTGGTAGAGATCGCTACTCTAACCCTTTTTACAATATCCCATTGCAGTATCTTCCGATGAACATCGAAGGTATGCTGCTTTGGGCAGAACATTTTCTTTATCGAAACGGATTTTATAAACAAGCATTAAATCGTATTGCGAACTATTTCATCACTTCATTAACTATCGAGTGCGATGATGACGAGGCCAAGAAAAAATATGAAGATATCCTAAATAAGCTGCAGTGGAAAACTGTTTGTGCTAAAGCAGGGTTAAATTTACTCGCTTATGGTAATGAGTTCATCACAGTTAATCAAGGGTTCTATAGATATCTTAGTTGTCCTGGGTGCGCAAAGTCGACCAATATAGATAAGTTGCAAACCTTTGAGTTCAACAAAGGTAAGTATCATATGCAGTGCCTTAAGTGTGGTTACAAAGGCGAACACAAGTGCGTAGACAAGCCTGCTAACGATATAGAAAAGATTCATATTGTTCACTGGCCTGCAAAAGAAATCAAGATTCGTCACGAAGAAACTACAGGAGAAAGCGAATACTTCTGGGACATTCCTCAACAATACGGTAAGAAAGTAACCACAAAGAACAATAAGTTCTATAGTAAAAAAACTCCGCAAGTCATTTTTGACTGTGTCTTTAACAAGACTATGCTTAGTTTTAATTCAAAGAACTTTGTTCATATGAAGCTAGATTCTCCTAGCACAATCAGAACAGACGGTAAGGCTATTCCTCCAAGCATGTTTATCTTTGAAGATTTCTTTATGCTTCAAACACTAAAGAGATACAACGAAGTTATATGTTTTGAAGATATCGCTCCGTTTAGGGTTATAGCTATGGGTGACGGTAATAATCCAGCCGCAAATCCGCTATTAAATCAAAACGGCGCTATGTGGAGTGGTGCAGTTGACAACATGATTGAAGAACATCGTAGAGATCCTGGGGCATACCATAAGTTTGCTTTTCCTCTACAGTATCAACAATTAGGTGGTGAAGGTACAAAGCTCGCTCCAACAGAGATGATGGAGTACGCCAAGAAGTCTATTCTAAATGCTCTTGATGTTCCTGTTGAAATGTTTGAGATGACCTTCCAACAGCAGGCAGCAGGTCCAATGTTGCGTATGTTTGAAAACGCTTGGAGTATTATGCCACATAGTTATAATATTCTGTTAAATCATATTGGAGAAGTTGTTAGTAATATTGTGGGCTTACCTAAAGCTAAGATCTCACTCATACCCATCACATTCTCTGATGATATTGAGCGTAAGGGTGTAATTGGACAATTGGTGTCAGCTAATTCAATTGCTAGATCTGAACTTCTCAAACTATACAACTTTGATTATGAAGATCAGGTGCGTAAGAAAATGCAGGAAGACCGTATCACCCAGGAAATTCAAGAAGAGGAACAAGAGAAGCAACAAATCGCACAAGCTACGCAGCAAAATGTCATGCAAATGCTTCAAGGACAGCAACAGCAAGGAGGAGCTCCAGGAGCTCCCCAAGGCGCAGGAGGCGGAGGTGGAGGTGGAGGAGTTACACCTCAAGATGCACTTGCCCAAGCGCAGCAGCTGGCTCAGCAATTGTTCCCTATGGATGGTTCTCAACGTAGAGCGCAACTACAGCAAATCAAAGCCCAGGATCAAGACTTATATGCGCAAGTTAAAGCACAGTTAGAACAAATGACTTCGCAAGCAAAGTCACAAGGTGTCCAAGGCGCAAAACAACAAGCAGCGCAGCCCTCGCAATAGTAAATAATTTAAAATATGTCTAAAAAATATAAATGTGTGATTAGTGGTAAAGAAATTCCAGCAGCCAGAGTAGAGGCTTTAATATCTCTAGGGATTCCTGAACAAAGATGGACCTGTATCGAGCATGCCTTGCCTGTACCTAGAAAAGGTATTTATTTAGGGGAGGTCGGTACAAGTGAGCTATTAATTGTTGATAAGGTTTACAATGACTCTGTACGCTCTGTATTCAAGGGAAGTAAGAAACAAGTCGAAGCCTCTGAAAAGAATGAAGAACCTGAAGAAACTTCGTACAATGCAGATGAGTTAAATTATTACATATCTGATGAAGATCCTAATGAACCTGAACAAAAAATAGATATTATTAAGCGACAATCATAGCCCGTTAGTTTATACTATGGAGTAACCATTCTCACTTTAACTTATGTTAGAAGACGACAATTCAACAAGCCCGGAAGATTCTAATATATCTGAGCAGCACAAATTAATTTGTTTAAAAGCTGACTTAGATATGTATAAAAGGCTTTTAGATTTAGAATTAACTAATCTTAAATTGAGAATGGACTCTATAGTGGAGGTAGGGAAAACCCAGCATGAGGCACTAGACCGTGTTGTTAAAGAAACTCGCGAAAAAGTGACAGATGCAATGCATATCAGTATTGGGGTTGACGGTAGAAATGGGTTGAGAGGTACGATGGAGACTGTGAAGGTCGAGCTTTCAACAATATCAAGAGATCTAGACTTTTTAAGGCAGGCAGCGCATAGTTACAACTCAACAAAACAGTTATTCACAAGATTGTTTACAAGCACTGCCCTGGCCATCTTTATTCAGCTTATGGGAGCCATATGGTTTGTGAGTGCAATGCATAGCAAGCAAGAGGCTCTTCGTGATGACTTGAATAGAGTTCTTATGTATATTGATAAACAGCAGCAACGATACGAACCAGCAAAATCTTTTCCAACCAAATAATTTTATGCGTACTGACGAAAACCTATCATTCGGAGACAAGCTAGCTGATCGAATAGCTAAATTTGGTGGTAGTTGGTGGGCCATCATTGTTTGTGTTTCTATTATAATTGTTTGGATTATTGTTAATACTTGGGGTTTGCTTGTTCCTGTAGATCCTTATCCATATATCCTACTCAATCTTGTTCTTTCTTGCGTAGCGGCTCTTCAAGCACCATTCATTCTTATGGCAGCTAATCGGCAGCAGATAAAAGATAGTGCGCGTCTTGAAGAAGATTTGGCTATAGATAAACGTTCTGAGCAAACTATAAATCTGCTATTAGAACGAATTCAAAAAGTGCAGGCACAGCTTGATCAAATGTAATTATGAGTAAGCTCGCTGTTTTGTCTTTATTTTTAGTGTTGATTGGCTGCGCTACATCTAGACCGCCATTGCCTCCACCATCGACCTCAAAACCTCCGACTATAAATACAGGTTCGCTGGGAGCTAATATCTCAAGTATTGAAAAATCTTTAAAAGCAGCAGCGACAAGAATCGAAAGAATTGAAATTCTTGTTGACAGCTTAGCTACAACGCCGTAATGAAACGCTATCTTATTTCCTTTTTGCTCGTGTTTTTGTTTGCTGCGTCCGCTATTGGCGAGAATTTAAACGCAACCATTAAGCAAAAACTTAAAGTTGAAATTACTGAACTGAGAAAAGACATCTCAGAAGCAGATAAAACTGCAGACAAGCTTAGAGATGACCGTGTAACTATTGAAGTTAGCCTACGAAATATGGAAGCCTGGGGGCTAGAGCAGCAAAATCAAAAAGATAGCTATTATCATGAAACCCTAACCACCAGAGAGCAAGTTGCAGGTTTAGCTGAAAAGATAACTCAATTAAAAGCCAAGGCAGCGGCAGATTTAAAAAAGTATTACAGACTTAAATCACTTGCTTGTTATTTTGTCGGAGTTGTAATGGTGCTTTTATATTTTAGGTTTGGTGTGACTTTGGCTGCTTCTTTATCTGCTGTAGTGGGTGTTTGGGCCCCGCTAATTACAATAGCTGGACCTGCGGGGGCTTTTGGTGTAGGATATTTAACAGTATATCTACTGTTTTAAACCCTATGCTAACAAATGTCCTAAAAACCGCAGCATCTTTCCTGCAGCAGGGTGTGGCTCCTCCCAACACACCTCCTGAGCAAGTTGAGCAACTAGCCAGTACAAACCATCTTGCTTCCAAGAAATTCTTCTTGGCTATATCTGGTTTTGTTATTCTCGCGATCTTCTACGTTGGAAGTGTTGCAGTTTTATTTCTAATGGTTGAGAGTCCTACTGCAATATCTTCATATACCACGATGTTTACAAAGACTATGGAGGTCTTTGCTACTATCATGGCTTGTTATCTTGGCGGACAGGCGTTGGTAGACTTGAAGTACAACAGCAGCTCTAGTGCGTCACTGCAGGGCACAACAAACGAGTCTATAAACGAAACCATATCTATATCAAAAGAAGAGGTTACCGTGATTCATACAAACGCAAAGGAGGATGATTATGAGCTCGAATAAACAACCCTCAACAAAAACATTAAATCTTTTACTTCAATACGAGGTTGGTGGCGGTCAAAAATACTATGAAAAATTCTTATCTAAGTTTACATGGCCTAAAGGTGCAAGTGGACCGACTATTGCTATTGGTGTCGATTGTGGTTATTACACACCTGCAGAGCTTGCACAAATATTTTCATTCCTATCTAGCGAACAAATTGAATTAATTCAGGGAGCTTCAGGTAAGACAGGTGCAGCCGGTAAACAGTACACTGTTAAACTTCGAGAAGCAGGTATTACTGTATCCTGGGAGCAGGCCAAACATATATTTGAAGCTTTAACTTGGCCAAAGTTCTCAAAACTTGCTGAAAAAGCTTTTCCTGGATTAAATGAACTACACGAAGACGCCTATGGAGCTATCGTGTCCCTGGTGTTCAACAGAGGAACATCTATGCGAGGTGATTCACGAAGAGAAATGCGCGTAATAAAGATGCTTGTGCCTGACAAGCAGTATGCTAAAATTGCTGCACAGTTGCGCAGTATGAAGCGCATATGGGTAGGCAAGGGGCTTGATGGCTTATTAGAAAGACGTGACGCAGAAGCTTCTTTGGTGGCTAGTTGTATTTAAGTTTAATCGTCTAGCTGGATGTTTTCACCTGTTCCTTGCTCTCCATCAAAACCCTCGTCTTCTTCCGCCATCAACGCCATGTTATGCATGTGTTGCTGTATTGAAGATATATGCATATCTGCAAAATTAACCAAACCTAATTTAATTACTGGATTATCATACGCCTCGTGAGCAAACAACTCACCCCGTTCATTACAGACCACAAGCATATAACCTCTTGTGTATTCTTCTAATTGATTTAAGAAACTTTCTGGTATCGTGAAGCCTTGTTTTTTAGGTGTGTCATCCATATGGATAATATTATCAATTCCAATAGCTAAAAAAAAGGAAAATCCCTGAGGATTCTCCTTTTTCTACCGACAGATTGTTTAGCTAGAATATACTTATGTATTCAGGCAAGTCTGCCGGATTTAATGGTTTTATTATTTCATTCAGACTGACCTCGTTTTCCTTGAGGTAATTCCAATGCCTGTACTTTTTATAGTACGTGTATGCCCATTTTGCTTCAATGGGCGAATATTTGTTTCCTGATGTTGGGACTGTTCCCAGCATTTTGAATATCTGCTCTGTTGATTTATCTTCAAACAGATCGTAGAGTTTTCTTACTCTTTCTCGCTCATGCGGAGGCATGTCTGTATAGCTGACCTTATCATGGACTTTATCTGTGGCAAATCCGTTACAGACATTAAACTTGAACATATCGTGATAATACTCACGATTGTGTAGGTACTCTCTAGCTATGCGACTAGCTATGAAAGTGATTGTGGCACTTTTACGGGTGTTTCTATTCGTCAGTGCGGCTAGCAATAAGTACTTCGCAATTGCGGCTGGAGGACTTGATTGTTGACGCATATGACGAATATATTTCCTTTTGCTGCTGAATTACCGTCTCTTCCAGTTTTAGAACCTGAGCCTTGAGATCTTTATTTTTCTCTCTCAAATCTTCAAGGAAATCTCTGGTATCTCTATTTACAGGACTATAGTAACTCTTTAATCCACCCACACCCACAACCGCAAATACGAGGCTGCTTGCCAACGTATATAATAATACTCCGTCTGCAGCATATTGCGCAGACATTATACCCAATACGCTCAGACCAAAGGCTGAGCACGTTAATATTATTTTTGTTTTCATAAGAATAAACAGCAGCTTTGCTATCCAATATATTATACCACAATAACGACCCAATATTTAGTCCACAGGATCTGTAGGATAATGATAATCGAGATGGTGCGCAACAGGCTCAATCACAAATGAAGGATGACCGCTAGGATCTTTCACGAACACACCACCGTAACCATCATAGTATGTTTCAGGCTGCACTAGCATGAGAGCACTACCTGAATAGAAAACCACAAAGTCAACTTCCTCATTCTCGAACAAGTTGACTGCGTCTCCATAAAGCTCAGACTTTTTAAACTTTTTGTAAAAAAGCATATCTGCTGCTATTAAAGAGTGCTTTGATGCTCCTACTCTAAATGACTTACCAAACGGCAACTCAATTGTTATTGCTGGATGTTCACCGCCCACATCAATGAGGTAACGTTCAACAATGTTTTTAACGATCTCCGGCTTGATCTTGAAGTGCTTTGCTAGCGCTCTGTAAATCCCTATTTGTTCTTTCGTCATGTTGTTTATCGAATGCTTTTAATGTTTCTACCGTCAAAATCACTAATGAGAAAAGACCAAAAGTGATT